ATCACACCTCTGAATATTTTTCTAAACAAGACTTTTGGTTTTTCTTTGATTAATTTTCTCAAATCAATTCCAAGAGGTAAAAAGTTTATTGATAAGTATGAAATGGATTTGATACATCACGTAAGAAGAATTGGAGAATATGATGGTGTGATTGCCGGACATATTCATCATGCAAATATTCGTGAGTATCAGGGAACGACTTATATGTGTGCCGGAGATTGGACAGACACTTGCTCTGCACTTGTAGAAAAAAATGGTGTCTTTGAAATCATTAAATATTGAACTTGACATTTCTTATGTTTTCTTCTATAATATCTTTGCTATAGATGAAAAACTATGAATCAAGATAAAATTAAAATCATTATTAAAAATATGGAACTTCTGGTCGATTCCTTAAAGGCAGAAGTATATTCAAGTCCAGAATCTTATGCATATGAAACGGTTGCTCCACGTATTGGAGACATAGATGATTACGATGAGGTATTCGAAGATGACGACGACTAAAAACGAAATGAATAAAGATCTTGAAAAATTTCTATTTGCTGTTCCTACGGGAGATGGAGATTTTCTGGACATTGCGGCACAAAACAATTTGAGTGTTTATGCGACTCACGTTGGTTATATTTCTTCACTTGCTAGTAGTGGAAAAATCACCACAGAAGACGCATACACCCAAATCAAAAAATTGACTAAATCGTTATGTGAATCTTATAAAACATTAAGAGGAAGTTGGTTTTCATGACTGAATCTGTTAAATTAATTTCTGTAACCCCAAATGCAGAAAGACATATTGCTTATTGTGCTCGTGTCAGTAATCCAAAAAATCAAAGTAATCAGGGTTTTGAGGGTCTGATAAAGTATTGTATTAAGAATCAACATTGGAGCATTTTTGAACACGCATTTCTAACTTTGGAAATCAATACTTCACTTGCGATTGCGACACAAATTCTTCGTCATCGTAGTTTTACCTTTCAACAATTCTCCCAGAGATATGCCGACAGCACAGAACTACAAGTAGAACTTCCAATTCCAGAATTGCGAAGGCAGGATACTAAAAATCGTCAGAACTCAACTGATGACTTACCGGCAGATTTGAGTGCTTATTTTCAGACTCGAATTGAAAAACATTTTAGAGACGCAATTTTACTCTATCAGGGGATGCTGGATGCCGGTGTCGCAAAGGAATGTGCCCGTTTTGTGCTCCCACAGGCAACACAGACACGTCTTTATATGAGTGGGAGTATAAGGTCTTGGATACATTACATCGACCTTCGTAGTGCTCACGGAACTCAGGCAGAGCATAAGGAAATCGCAGAGGCAATTCGTTGTATCTTTACATGTGAATTTCCAACAATCTCTTCTGCTCTCAATTGGACTCGTGATAATTGTGACCCATGTAATTATCAAAGCGCAATTACATTAGAATAAATACCTCTGTATATTATTTGTAACAAATGGCAACTTATCCAATTGTAAATAAAGAGACTGGTGAAAAACAGGTGATTGAAATGAGTGTTCATGATATCACTGAATGGTATAAAAATCATCCAGAGTGGCAAAGAGATTGGTCAGAAGGATGTGCTTCTGGTGTAGAACTTGGTGAATGGATGGATACACTTGTGAAGAAAAAACCTGGATGGAACGAAGTTTTGAATCGTGCATCAAAGGCTCCTGGATCTAAAGTAAAACCAATCTAAAAAAGAATGACAAGAAAGAGAAGAAGCAACAACGATTACCAACCCATCGGTGCTGGTCTCACTACCAAGCAAGTAAAAAGAAAAAAACCAATCAATTCAGAATTACTTTTAAATATTGAACCACTTACAGAAAATCAAAGAAATTTATTTGCTTTGTATGATGAAGGAAAACATTTAGTTGCTCATGGTGTTGCTGGTTCAGGAAAAACTTTTTTATGCCTCTATAAGGCACTTCAAGATGTTCTAAATGAATATACACCATATGAAAAAATTTATATTGTAAGGTCTCTTGTACCTACTCGTGAAATTGGATTTCTTCCTGGAAGTCACGAAGACAAATCATCACTATATCAAATACCATACAAAAATATGGTAAAGTATATGTTTCAGATGCCATCTGATGCTGATTTTGAAATGCTCTATGGCAATTTAAAATCTCAAGAAACAATTAGTTTTTGGAGTACTTCATTTATTCGTGGAACAACACTTGATAATTGTATTATTATTGTTGATGAATTGGAAAACTTGAATTTTCACGAACTTGATAGTATAATTACTCGTGTTGGTGAAAATACTAAAATTCTTTTCTGCGGTGACGCATCTCAAAGTGATTTGGTAAGATTAAATGAAAAAAATGGTGTGATTGATTTTATGAAAATTATTCGTGCGATGCCATCATTTGGAATTGTTGAGTTTGGTGTTGATGATGTCATAAGGTCTGGATTAATTAAAGAATATCTTATTGCGAAAATGGAACTTAATTTATGACATTTATTCATCATAATTTTTTAGGTGATCTTGAACTCGAAAAGAAAGAAACAAATGGTATTCGTCTGTATCATCTTCCTGATGGTCAGTGGGTGCCTTCGATTACTTCTGTAACGTCTTTTTACAATCGTCAAATCTTTGCGAAATGGCGTGAACGTGTTGGACTTGAAGAAGCAAATCGTATCACAAAAAGAGCAACCGCACGAGGCACAGATTTTCACCAGGTCTGTCAGGACTATTTGGAAAATAAGGAACTGAACTGGGACGATTATCAACCTCTCTCAAAGTTTATGTTTTATCATGCCAAATCAGAACTTGATAAGATAAATAATATTCATGCGATTGAAAGAACTCTTTACTCTGAATATCTTGGACTTGCCGGAAGAGTCGATTGTATTGGAGAATATGATGGAGAACTTGCGGTCATTGACTTCAAAACTTCAGACAAAATCAAACCCGAAGAATGGCTTGAAAACTATTTTGTTCAGGAGATGTTTTATGCCTCCGCATACTTTGAACTTACTGAAATTGCACCTGTTAAGTTGATTACCATTATGGTCACTCCAGGCGGAGAAGTGAAGGTATTTGACAAAAGAAACAAAGGGGATTATATTAAGTTATTAGTTCGTTACATCAAAGAATTTGTACATCACAATACTGGGGCAAAGAATGGAGAATGAATTAGAAAAAATACTCGAAAGTAAATTCTATTGTCCAAATAAGTTCGCACAAGAGATTGAAGATCTTGTTCTGACTCACGAAGATATGAATTATATTGATGCAATTGTATACTTTTGTGAAAAAAATAGTCTCGATGTTGAGTCAATACCTAAACTTATATCAAAACCACTGAAAGAGAAGATTAGGTATGAGGCAACGGAACTTAATTTTCTTAAAAAAACCTCCCGTGCCAAATTAGTCTTTTAATTCCATTTTGGGGGGTAAAAATTTCCCAGGAAAAAATTGCCTCTATTACTTTTTTTGAAAATGACTCCCTTTGACTGCTATAAAACCTATCTGGCACTCAAAAATCATTTTACAAAAGATTCTTATGATTATTACAAATATTGTAAAAAGACCAGAGCATCACTAGAGTCGTTCTATAAGAGACGTGATCGTTTTTGGTTTGAAAAGATATCCAGACAAAGAACAGATAAAGAAATTGAAGATTTTTTTATATCAAATTTTGTTTCCTGTAATGACTCTGAATCCTTATGGATTGGTGAGATTATAAAAACGGGAGATCAGAATTATAATGAATGGCAAAGAAAAATTCAGTCTCTTTCTTATCTCTTCAAAGAAGAATGTGAGAGTTTATTTGCCGAGTATAATTTTAAAAAAGTATTTGAGTGTTCCAAAGGGCATCCACCTCTTCTCAAAAAGTTTCTGAGTGGGAAGTTAAGCCTTGAAACTATGGTAATCTGTGATAAAATATTCCTGTACGGGAATGACTTTGATAAGAAACTTAAAGATCCTGTATGGGAAACTGTAAGTCGGAGAATCAAAAAATACTCTCCATTCCTACATATAGATGTATCTCATTATAAGAAAATTTTGAAAGATATTGTTTTTGGAGGAAAATGAATTTTTTTAAATCTGATATTGTTCGTTCTGAAATGGCAGAAATTGCAGAACTTCAACAAAGTGTTTATAATAATGTCTTTAAGTTTCATTTGATGAATCGTGATGAAAAAATATCTCACGTAAATCTTCTTGAAAAACTTTTAGATAAGCAAAGAACAATCTATACTCGTCTAAGTTTATCTGATGCTCCAGAAGCAAAAGAAATGAAATCACGGATTTCTGAATCCGCATCGGCAATGGGACTTCCTTCTGGTGTAGATATGAATGTGATTTTTGGAAATCTCGCAAAAATGCTTGATAAAATGAAAGATCAGATTGACAGAACTGGTTCAGACCTGTAGAATA